ACCGCAGCGTCAGCTAAAAGTCGCTTAAGGTAACCATCACACAAAGCCAATAGAGGGTCTAATGAATCAGTATCACCTTGCCATCTCAATAACTCAACATCTTCACCAATTTGCATTGACATTGTTTCCCAATAGTAACTCATAAAACTAGCAACTTCGAAAGAACCGTTTGAACCCGCAGCCATTTGCAAAGAAAGGAAAGACTGCTCAAGGTCAAACTGACAAATTTGAGCCATTGCTGACAATGCACATACGTCGATGTCGATAGCATCCAAAGCATCAGTAGGAGCAGAAAAAGCACAAGTAGAAGATTGTAGGATGTTACCGAAAGTGACGTTAGCTAATTTAGTAGCCGACTTGATACCTGGCAAAGTACGGTAGTTGTCTACGATATCTTCAGTAATGTAAGCACGAGAATAAAACTCGTTAGGGTTTGCACAAAGTAGTGCGTTTGTTTCGATATCCAAATCGAATTTTAATTTTCTTGACATTTTAATCTTGATTAAATTTATTAAACTTCATTAACTTTTCATGAGCAGTTAATTTTTGCTCGGTAACTTCCACTTCTTCTTCTTCAAGAGCTGGAATCATTGCTTTCACTTCAGCTATTAACTGAATTAATTCGTTGTACTTTTCGTCAATTGTAGGCATAACGATTGCAAGGATAGCTTCAGCGTCTGCAGTCAGGTCTACTGCCATTGCAGTTTCAACTACTTCTTCTTCTTCTACTTCCTCAGTCATTGCTACCTCTTCTTCAACTACTTCTTCGGTAGATGCCATTTCGACTTCCACTTCAGCTTCGGGTGCATCCTTAATCTCAACAACTTCTCCGTCTTTTACAACGTAGATTTTGCCTTCAATCAGATGTTCTCCATCAGGTAAATTCATACTGTTTTCTATTTGTTTGTTTATACTTAATTTTAAGCCTAAAAACCCCTCAATTGAGAAACCAACTTGTCCGCTTTCGACAAGTTTATTGTAATAATCTTTATCTGTAATTTGAGCAGTTAACATAAGCGTTCCCTTTGGTACTTCAATACCATAAGAACTAAATGATTTATCTGACTTTGGATTTTCAACTAGCCAACTTTCAAGAATGTAAGCGGGTACAGTTTGTCCTGCATCATGCTCTAAATTGAAAAGATTTTTGTTGTTTAGATTCTGCATGAAATCAGAATAGATTGTTTCTATTTCTTCTTCAGAAAATTGTACAAAATACTCTCCTTCTTCATCGTTTCGGTAAATATCCATTGGAATCATTGCGGGTGCTACGATTCTCATCTTTGGCTCATCCGCAAACTGCATGACTTTTGAGTGACTATTAAACGCCATTCCTTTTACTAAAATTGCAGGTTTAGAAGTAAACGCTACTTGCTCAATTCCTAATACTTCCCCATCGGAATAGTCTTCGTCAATTGTTACTTTAAAAATAGGAATGTCATTCGCCATACATTATAATGGTGTATACTTTTTTTTGTTATATTTTTGTATATTTGCTAAAAAAACACTATGGTAAAAATCGGAACAACGAAAATTAACAACGAAGTAACTGAACTTACAATTGAGCAGTTTGAAAAGTTAAGCGCAACAATGAATAATTTAGAACTTGACCAATTCGAAAAGTGGGCAAAGATATTTATTGACTTGGGCGCAAATGAAGATGAAGTTTATGATTTGGATTTTGAAAAGTTTACGGAAATCGTGAAAGACTTTTGCGACACAAAGAAAAAGCCAACAAAAAAGTTTCTTAAATCAATTGAATTCGATGGTTATACTTACCAAGCCTACGAAGATGAGTTTAAACTAAACGTTCGAGACTTAAAAATGATTGAAAAAGCAGTTTCTACGTCTCCCGAAAATTATATTTCTCGTGTTATGGCAATTATTTTTAAACGAACTGACTTAACTAAAGCGGAACACTACGGAGATTCACACATAGCATTGAAATCAAAAATGTTTAAGGAGCAAAAAGCAAATATAGCTATTCCTTTTATTGCTTACATCGGACAAAAGTTAGGTAAAACCGCTAAAGAAATTCAAGTTGAAGCTACCGAAATCGTGGAATGATATAACAGTCGAACAGTTTATTGAGTTGAGGTCTTTAAATAACGAAGACTTTGACTCTTTATTTAGTTACGAAATAGAATGCTTATCTATTTTAACCGACATAGACGTAGATGAATTCGATGACATGGAAATAGACGAACTTTCCAAGATTGTAAAGCAAGTAACATTTATAAAAAAGCAGCCTTCAAATATTTTTAAGAATGAAATAAACAATCTTACATACATTGGATTGAATGATTTAAAGTTAGGTGAGTTTATCGACCTGGAATACTACTTTGCAAATGACTACGTTAAACACTTGACCTACATTAGTTCTGTTTTGTACCGTAAAACTAAACTTAGCGAATGGGAAGAATTGATTTTTGAAGATTATTCATTCAACATAGAAAAACGAAAGGAGCAGTTTAACGAGTTGCCTATTACATCAATCTACGGAATCATAGCCGAATATATTAAGTTTCGGGAAAACTTCTTAAAAGTGTATGAGAATCTATTCAACCCAATCTTTGACGAAGACGAACTAGACGATGAAGAACTAGACGAAGAAGATTTAAAAGAGCAAGAAGCTGAAGACAAAATCAACCGATGGAGTTGGGAGCATACGCTCTACAATTTAGCCAATGAAGATGTAACTAAAATAAAAGATGTACTAGAGTTAAATCTAGTATTCGCTTTTAACATTTTAGGAATGAAGAAAGAATTAGAAATCTAAATTCTGAATGTTTCTTCCCGGTAGTTTGTAAGGTAAAGCGTTTTCATCTATCCAATTAAAGTTTACGAATACTTTTGGATTGTTTAGTATTCTAGCCATTTCAAGTAACGGATATTTTTCAAACTGCCATTGAATATAATCTTGCACAATTTCCCCTATTATACTTTGAACAATTGGACTATCTAGCCATCTATCTGTAATGTCGAAAGCATCAATGTAAATCGTTCCTTCATCTAAAAAGAAATAATAGTACATAACGCTTACAGTTATATCTATTCTATTTAGTTCCGTTCCAGTCATGGCAGAAATACGCACACTATCGTACATCGTACCATAGTCGATTAAACCAAGTTTCTTGATTTCCATCTGCAAGGCTCTTGCGAGTTTATTCCTTGTTGCGTATTTTACTTTGAACGTAGCCATGCTGCAAATATAAACTATTTTATACTTCGAATTGCTTTAACCAATTTAAAACCATTCCTTCAACTTCGCTATCCTCCCAAGTATTGATATATGGCATATCTTGAGCATTCACTCCAAACTTTGCAGTATCGGTTGTTAATAAAACATCAACGCTTAATAGTTGGTCGATTGCTTTGTCTTGAATTGAGTTTAAGTTTACCTCTATTGTAGGGTCAACTATTTCTACTTTGAATTGTGGGAATTTATAAGTCATAATTTTTATGTTAAAGTTGTTCCAGTTACTGTGAATGTTCGGCAAGGGATGTATTGAAAAGTACTTGTTTTAGGTTGGTAATCACAAGTGCCATAGATTCCGAACCTCCAAGAATAAGCAGTATTTACTCCAAGTGTATTTGAACACCATAAACTTATAGATATAGTATTTAAATTGAATGGTGAATAATTGAATAAATCAGAAGATGCTAAACCGATATTTTGGATGTTTTGCAATTCCTTTATATTAGGCAACCTCCACCCCGTTGTAAATGTACCGATACTTACAGCTAATGCTCCATCTATTGCATTATTCCAATTTATATTTGATGCGTTTGTAGTTCTTCTATACCCTAAAACATTTATTCCATTATAAGTTGACCAATCAATTACGATATTATTTGTATAAGTCTGCGTTCCTAATTCATCCGTAAATCGTTTAGTATTTCCAAATGGATTTGCACTAGCTAATGTTAAAAAGTCAACAGCTCGACCAGCTTCTAAATCACCATCGTCACCCGTTCTATAAGAAGTTTGCTGCCCAGTTTTGGTTAGTGTTGCACCAACTGAGGCTGCAGCAGTCGGCAGTACAATAGTCGCATGATTACCCGAATCAGTTACGCTAATTGGAGTAATGACGTTATTCGATGCATCTCTCAATCGAATGTCAAGGGCTTCCGTTGCATGGATATCAAATTGCAAAGTACCGTTAACTGAGATATCGTTGTTATCTACGATGTATTGAGTGTTGGAATTACTTAACAAAGTAAGATTTGTTATTGTGCCATCGTTTTCTTTTTTTAAATGTAGTAAAGCGTCAGGTGCAATGATTCCAGAACTGCCTTGAGCGGGTATAAAAGTTGAACTAATTAGATTTGAAGCAGTGTCTTTTAAACGCGCTTCACTATCAGTAATAACTTGCGTTTCCGTTGCACCGCTTGGAATATCATTTGTGTATAATCGGTTATTATTTGAATCAGTTATTATTTGAATCGCATTTTCACAGCTTGTTGAGGGAATAGGTCTAATTGGATTCATCGGAATAGCACAACTTCCGTAACTTGCTACCTCAAAAGTAATTGACATTACCCACCCCGCAACATAATCTAAGTCTTGATTGTTTAAAGGATTCATACTTGCAGTCCCTACTACATCTATTTCAACATCGTTGTCATTCGTGTAATAAACGTACATATCTTTTAAGATAAGCTGACAATCTGAAATAATACTATTTAGATTCGCTCTATCCGCTTGTATTAAGTCAACGCAATAAATATCTACCGTAAACTGATTGGTATTTAAGGCTTCAGTATCAGATGTAGGAGTAACAAAAACAACGGGATATTTTTCGTCCTTTGTTGCAAAGTTAGGCATCTGCTCACGAAATTCTCCACCATACTTTTTGATTTGTAGGTGAGCATTGCAGAATGCTTCTATTTTAGATAATAGTGAAATATAACTTGTCATAATACCGCTGATTCTTGTACTTTATTCATCTTTTTCTGCATTGAAGTTACGTCTGATTCGACAACTACTGCCTTAACAATCATCTCTCCACCTTGATTAGATGACTGACTTCCGTTAATTGTATTGGCGTTATTATTTGCACCGAATAGATTTACTTGCGGAGTAGCTTGTTGAGTAGATGTTGCACCTCCACCGCCTCCACCTGGAGCAGTTCCTCCTACCGCACCACCACCACCAAGAGCAGACAATCCTTTAGCAGTTGAAGCAACGATTGAAGCTATACTAATTCCCGCACTTATTTTGTTTCTTGCGATTACGGGAATGGCTGAAGCACCACTTGTTGCTATTGCTTGTGGAGTTGCCAAAGCTGCTGCATTTGCTGCTGCTGTACTTATGATTACTTTAGCCACCCCGATAGCATTCTCAGCTATCAATGCTGCTTTTTGAACTGCTTTATTCTTTTCGAAGATAGATTTTATAACACCTATTCCCGCACTAATTCTCGCTATGTCTTCGTTTTGAATTGCTGCTTTTGCATCCGCTACCGCTTTTGCTTCTGCGATTTCTTTTTGAGCATTCTCTTTCATCATAGCACCCATCTTTGCATAGGTTTCTGCTTCTAATGCTAACTGCTCCGCTTTCTGCGCTGCTCTATTATCTTTAGATGTTTGAACTGCTGTGTCTAATTCTACTTGATAAGCTGCACGTAAAGCCTTGTCCGCTTGAAATTCTTCTTCAGCATATAATGCAGCAAGTCTAATCTTTTCGTCAGATGTTAATTTAGCGTTAGTTTGTAAATCTTCTAAAATTCTTTTGTACTTAGTTTGATTTAAAACGATTTCTTTTTGGATTCCCTCTTCCATTATGGAAATCTCAATATCTTCAATTTGTCTAATAGCTGCTAATCTATCTGCTCTAAATTGTTTCTCTGCTGCGATTCTTGCTTTATACGCTTCTTGCGCTTTAGCTGCTGAATCTTGTGCTGATTTCTTATCGTCTTCCTCTTCTTTCTTTCTATCGTCTTTTTTACGGTTGGCTTCAGTTTTATCGATTACCTCAACCTGGTGTTTAGCATCTTTTACTACTTCTACTTGAGCAGTATATGCTTTTTTTAATTCTGCAATTTCTTCCGAATCTAAATCACCGCTCAATTTACCCGCTATTATTTTTTCTTTAATAGCTTTTAATCTTGCTTCCGCAGTTTTAATAATCCAATACTGCTTTTTCTTTTCTAGTTCAACCGTATTTTTACCATCTAATTTAGCAAGTTCAATTTCTCTATCTATTCCACCAACAACCGACTTACTTTTTTCTTCATATGCTACCGCAGTTTTTTCTGCTGCTGCTGCTTGTTTATCCGCTGCATCTTCCGCTGCGTTATTTGTTATTCCTAACCAATCTGTAAAATCTTTTAAGCCTTGAATAACTACGTCTATAATATCTCCAATAAACTCAAACGCTTTTCCGACTGCGTTTAATATTGGCTTTAATATTCCGAGTTTATTCATTACTACTCCGATAATAGCAACGATAGCTACAATGGCAGCTACTAAAAGAAAGATAGGATTTGCAAGTAATGCTACTCCAAATTGAACAAATGCTTTACTTAAACTACCAACAACCGAAATTAAACCTTTAATACTATTCCCAATCGTTGCGGGTGAAATTGAGCCTAAAGTCTGCTGAAACATTTTAGCTTTTTGAGCCGCTTCTTCAAAGTCTAATGACATCAAAGAATCTTTCATTGAGCCAAACGAATTAGATACTTGTTCGAATTTACTGCCCGAAGCGAATACTGCTACTTGTTCGTTTGCGTCTGCAAGTTGGTCTTTAAGTTCACCCGCTCTCATAGCGAGTTCTTGCATTTGTTTAGGGTCAGTTGCATTTGCTAACTCTCCCTTCAACTCACGAAGTTCTGACTTAATAGCTGCTAAGCCATTTAATTTTATAGGTATCTCAATTGGTGTTGAAGCCATACTTTATAATGGTAATTTTTTGATTCGTGTTTTAAACGATTTCAGCACTAAAGCCATAATCAATAAACTTCTCAACTGAGTAAGTCAACGCAGTATCAATTGACTGTATTTCCGTATCTAAAATATTCACCTCAAATGGATTCGTGTTTACGTTTGTTACCAACTCGTTCCCCTCTGAGTATTCAAAATAGTTCAAAAATACGCTCGGATATATCGTTAAAGTTTCCCCGTTCAAACTTGCTTTAAACTCAATCCGCACATACACGTTTTCAAGTTCTATTTCAGTACCTTTAATGAAGATAGATGTACCTTCGATTGTTACTTCATCAACTATTTTGTCGATTCCTTTGCTTAGTAATATTCCCATTAGTCTATTCTTTTATATTTTAAAATTGAGCCTTTCCATGTTCGAGCAGTTGTTGCGGCAATTGCAGAGTTTTGAGCAAATTGATATCTGAAAGTTGCGTTTGATGAAGCAGTAAAAGAGAAAATAATTTTTGTGCTTACTAAATTATCAAGATTTGCTATCGGAGCACCTAACACTAAACTTGTAGTTGTAGCTACTGCATTTGCTGAATATTCATTTACTTGTGCTGCTCCCGTTGCAGTTGGTCCTATCATAAATCCTTTACCAGACATTGTCCCAGCACTTACGTTAAATGCGTTTTTATAATCTGAGGAAGTATTATTTGCAGAAAAAACTATATCCATTTCAATCATATAATGACCACCAGCAACAACTGCAAACTGTAAAGATGTATCACTTACAAATGTTGCACTATTCGTCACATCTTGATTTGCACTTTTTACTATCACAGTCCAACCCTCAGGATTCAATATTGCATCACCAACAAAGACAAAATTCCCATCCGTTACCGCTGTATCAAATTGTGCCTTCGTTCCCGTTATTCCAACAATCGAAGTTTGGTCTCCCGTATTTGTTCCGCTTGTATTACCTATTACAATTTGCTGTGCATCCGTTACATAGTTCTTATTAGTACTTGCTGCTATATCTGCTGTTGTTGCATCTGCTCCACTTGTTACAAGTCCCTTTGCATCGTATGTAATCTTTGTTTTTGTTGCTCCTACTATTGCACTATTCTCATCAACTTTACCATCTAATGCAGTTTGTAAATCCGTTTGACTAGATAGCGTTCCCGTAATACCACCCCAAGCAGCACTCCCGCTAGGGTCTGTTCCCGTTGCACCTTTGATTCTTACGTTTGCACCTGGCGTTTTATAAAGCGTACCATTAACTAAACCTCCAACTGTTGCAGCAGCCTCATCCGCATAGATAGGTAGCGCACCTATACTTACTAAACCGTTACCAACATCTAAACCAAATTTACTTCCATCGTTAGCATAAAGATATAATGCAGTATCATCTTCTCCAATAACACTAACAACGGGATTAATTATACCTGTATTATTTTGGAATGTAGTATTACCATCAATTAAACCTAAGATGTTACCATCTAAATCATGTGTTCTAGTTCCTGTTAACGTCAAGTCTGTATTAGCGAAGTTCTCACCTACTACTTCTCCCTCCGTTATGTTTATAAACTCATCACTCACAACGTTACCATCACCGATAATTAACCCACGTGTATTGCTTAATACTACATTGTCTCTACCTTTAATGATGACGTTTGCGCCTGACATTACCACGTTGTTATTATCTACAATCGTTTGTAATATATCTTTTGTAATATGACTCACTTGTGAATCAACGGGTAACTTTGGTATCTTATAACTGAATGGTGCAAAGTCAATCTCTGAATCTATGCTAATCAATTCTACCTTCGTAAATCCTTTTACATTTGCGTTATAATCAATTATTTTGTTTATGTTCCACCAACTATTATTAATTCGAATCTTATCATTTAATCGCATTGCTTGGATGTCGCTTTCATTCAAGTCAAAATACGCAATCAACATTTTACCCGTATTGATTTGATTTACGGTACGTCTCCAATATTTATTATAGAGATTATTGTTAGTTGGGTTGATTCCGTTGTAATAGTAAAAATCGCAAGTTGCAAAGTTCAAGTCGAAAGTTGGATTCAATGGATTGTCAAAGTGTCCTAACAAAGGATAAGTTGTTAAACCTATTTCTCCCGTTGTGCCATAATCGTAAATATTATAAGCACCGCAAGTATCAGTTCCACCATCTACTAAAATTCTTATGTTTGTTTTTGGCGCACTCCCCGCAATAAATGGAACGTATGCATCGAATGTTGTTCTTCCTACGGGAGTAGGTGAGAAAATCATTTCCTTAACGTCTATTCCTTTCTGATATTCAGTATCAAAAATATATTCTAACTGCCCGTAAATTTCATTTGTAACTCCAACGTAATCTTTGTTCGGTAAATCCTCATCTGCCTTGTACGTGAGAATCATTTTCTTTGCAGTAATGTCGGGAAGAAATACTAATTCTTGGTCAATGTCCTTGCATAACTTTTTAGTCCAATCTACTTCTGTACCACTATCGTAGTAATCGTCTCTATGTTGTAAAATTAGATTGTTAGGCGCAGTTTTATCTATTTCAACAAACAAGTTAAACATCGATAAAATACCTTTCACAAAGTCTCGCTGCTTTAATTTCTTAGGGATAAACCTATTCATCTCAATAGTCGAGCCGCTGCCAATTATATTAGTTCCAGGTTGAACAGTCATCGTGAGACTATTGACATCTAGTATCATGTCAACTTGTACGTTTGTACCTCCCGCAGTATTTGAATCTTTCCAAAGGGGAGTACCCGATTGCATAACTCTAACTCCAATCTGAGCAGTAATAATATCAGTAGGAACTAAACCACTAACAGGTACACTTGCATTAAATGTATCGTTTATGAATGTAGTTTGCCCCGAAGCCAAAGCAGATGGTGAAGCGGTACGTGTATATTGCCCTAGAAAACTTATCGGAGTTGTATTGTAAAGAACTCCATTCTTGTACATGTAAATGCTAGGGTAATATGTGTAACTGTTAACTCCACCCGCACCATATAAATAAGCACTTGCTCCCGTTGTATTATCAAGTATAAATTCTAAATCAACATTGAAATTAAATACTATTGCCTCGCCTCCCGTAACGTAAAATGGAACTGTATATTCTCCCGTTGTTGGATTGAATAATAATTCATTATCTTGTATCTCAGTCAAGTTGATTAAAGGGTCAACACTTGTAACGTTTGTACCCGCTGCTTGAGTAAATGTAAAAGTACTTACATCCGTTGCTATGACCTCATAATTCTCATAGTCCAATATTGGCAAATCACCGTTATACGGAATAATCAATTGGTCAAACTTAGCTGCTGCCGATGTCGACCAGGTATAGCTAAATCCATTAGTCGCAAAGATAGAATCAAAATAACGCTTCACATAGATAGCAGGACGCATCTCCTTAAGCGGGTAAACATTATCACCCGACCAAGGCAACAAATATTTATACCCATCCGTTACCGTATTAGTAAAAGTTGCTACAACATTACTAGCAGTTATTACATGGTCTAATTCACTAAAATCTAAATCGGTCAAATATTTATTATCTAGCTTAGTGAACAAATCAGATGTAGCATCTTTCACCATCAACTGATACTCGACCTCTTGCTCGTAGTTGCTATTTAGCTGCGACTTGTTAACCGATAAAAGCTGAAGGTAACAATCCTCCATGATTGGTATTCCATCCTGGATGACTGCGCATTTTGTTAAAGCGTTTATGTCAAATGTACCCGCAATTATATTTACATCGTAGTAGTGATTTAGTAAGTCATGATTATTCTTGCTACCTATTGCAGTCAACGTCTTTGAGTTCGACCCTTTCTTTTGCGTCAAATCTCGTACATCTCCCGAAGCAAAGTTCAAAGGGAAATTACTCCCCTCTTTAATATCGATGAAACCATTTTCAAGCTGAATTCTAACCATTGATTACGTTTTGATTTGATGGTTTAACTGTTAAAGATTTTCTGATTAGATTCTTGTTTCTTGACTTTTCAACTTCGAAAGATGTATCGACAATTTGAACTGCTTGATATGTACCTCCTATCTTCAAAAACGCCAAAGGAGTAGAAACCAATTCTTCAAATAGAACTGCCATTTCCTCAGTCATGTAGTTCGTGTTTAAGTCGATTGTACTTTCCAACAATACACTTGCGTTAGTCATTCCGAAATCAGTAGGGAAATAGTTCCAACGAGAAGAAGATGAATAACCAGCAACGTCTCTATTAAATTGAGTTCGTTGTACGTTACCTTTGTCATAGCTTCGTAACTGAAAAGCAAATGAAGGGAATGAACCTTTTCTGTCTAAGAATAAAATCTCGTAATCTTCAATCTTGCAACGTCTATCTAAGTTGACTCTATACTTAACTGAAAATTGTGTACCTCCACTTGACGCATACCAAAAATCGTAGTAGGTAGTAGTAGCCTCAACTAGTCCACCAGTTCCGCTCACAGTTGTCAATGCGCCTACATTATTCACTCCAAC